GGACCGATGGCGAGGTTCAAACCGCCGACGATGTCATCGCTAGAGTAGCGATAAGGGACCGTGGTGTCCTGAAGCTGAAACCGGGCCGTGTCGATGTAGTCTGCGACTGTGGTCAGCGCCATTATGCACCCCGGTTACCTCGGAAGGTAAGTGGGAGGGGGGCGCTAAACCCCCCTCCATTAGTCTTACGCCTTGGCGACGATGGCCTGCACGAGGGCAGTACCGTCAACCACCTTCCAGCCATAGACCTGAAGGCCACGCAGGACGGTACCGAAGGTCATCTCCGAACGGAGGGTTTCGACCTTGGAAACCTGCGAAGCAAAGGTCAGGCCGTGAGCGTGGCCGCCGAAGATGGCGAACTCGCCCGCTGCCAGTCCACCAGCAGTGCCCGAGGGGAGCAGGTTGCTGACGTACAGGGTGAAGCGGTCGATCATGCCAACGCGGCCGTTCCGCAGCATCGAGACGCTGTCGCCGGACAGGTAAGCCTGCCGCAGCTCGGACATCTTGATGAGCGTGGCTGCCCAAGTCGGCATCACGATCCAGCGGCCCGTCTCCGGGATGTTCTGCTCATCGAGCGCCTGCCCGATACGCAGAATGACGTCGAGGATCTCGACTTCGCCGACGGCGGGGCTACGAGACACGACCGACAGCGGCGTGGTCGTCGCGCCGAGGTTGATCGCGGCGCTGATGGCACCGGCCGTGGTACCGCGGTTCGTTGAAGCCGCATCGCCGAGGATGTCCAAGAGGACAGCCGTGTCGATGACGATCTTCATCTGCTCGGCAGCATCGTCCGACCACATGGAGAGGTTGTTCAGATCGCTCTGGACCTCCATCACGTCGTCGAGGATGGTGTTGAAGTACTTCGCCTTGTCGATGACGAGCTCCAACACGTTGCCGCTCGGACGCTCGAGAGCGAGCGCGCCGTCAGCGCGGTAGTCGTTGATGGTGATCGTGGGCTTGGTACGAATCTTGACGGTGTCGCCCTGATTCTTGATCTCGCCCTCGTAGTCAGTGTTGGAGATGGCTGCGAGCACGGTCGAAGCATAGAACTTCTCCACGAGCTTGCCGGACCAGATCTCCGGGATAAAACCGGCTGCGTCGAGCGTATTGCCGGTGCCGCCAGCCGGATAGACCGACGGCGTAGTTGCGCCAGTTGCTACAGGAAACGTTGCCATTAGGGTGACCCCCAGTTGAGAAGACTTACTTGATGCGTCCGTCCCTCTCAGCCGCGAAGATCATCGCTTCTAAGCGATCCTTCTCTGCCTCTTTGCCGCGGTACTTGCCCGCAGACACATCGAGGTAGAACTGAGAAATCTGAGCGCGGTGGATGATTGGCTTCTCAGCGGGGGCAGTTGCCGCCGTTGACTTAGCTCTACCGGGAGCCGCGAAGGTTTCTAGCGGAACCTTTCCGGGGGCCACTGGGGCAGCCGGAGCTGGTTGCGGCGCTAGTCTCGCCGGGTCCACGGCAGCCTCTTCAGCGAGGAAGCCGTTGAAGAACGCCAGCACCCGAGGGGCGTCTTTCCGCTCGTAAGCGGCGTTCAGTAGTTCATGCCTTATAACACCAGAATAAGCATCTGGCAACTTCAACCAATCAATAAAATCTTGATTGGTGTTTAACTCCCCCCAAGTGGGGAGGCCGCGATCCAGGTCCGAGAAGAACCTAGCCTGAGCATCGGTGCTAACAACACCGTTGACATTGGACAGTTGTGCGTTCAGCTCGGCAAGCTGGGCACGCATCTCGAGGATCTCTTTACTGACAGTTTCCTTGGCTTTCTTGCCGACAACGTCAAGGAACTCAGTGCCGTACTCTTGCTCCTCTTGCGGAGTAAGGAACCGCTCGGACTGGGCGGCGGGGGCCGCCGGTTTCGGTGCTGCCTGAAGCGAGGCAACGGTCCGGTTCAAAGTTGTCACCTGCTCGCTCAGCTGGCGGAGTTGCCCCTGAGCGCGGTCGAACCGACCCTTCATCGAGTCATACTTGTGCTTCCAGGTGTCGTCTTCCCCCTGGGTAGACGGGGGCTGTGACACAGACTGATTACCTTGCGGGGTAACTTGCGTGGGCGGGGTCGCGGCGGTCGGTTCGGCTGGGGCAGCGGCTGCGGGCTCTGTGGTGGCAGGCTCGACCGGATCTTTCGCCCCATCCTTGGGTTCCTCCGCGGGTGGCTCTTTCGAATAAACCGCCTTATGAACATCCTCCGCGCGCTTGCCAGCGGCTTTCACAGCGGCCGGGATGCGGGCGTTCGGGTCAACGCGTAATTCGGCAGACATTAAGTACTCCTTATTGGGCTTCGGTTAGGATTCGACCCCCAACGAGATCACGATTGGTGCAGCCGCCAACGTCGCCGTGGTGGTGATCACCAAATACGCCCACAGGCCGGTTGCCCCGGCGGGTAGGCGGATGCTCTTGTTGTGGGTCTGCGTCTCGGCGATCTGGGTAGCGCCCACATCGGCGGGTTGCGCGATTGCCAGCGAGCCGAGATAAGACGCCCGGTCGCCAGCTGGTATGTCGAAAACCGCGTCGTCAGCGATGGCCGAGGGCGGAGTCACACTGTAAAAATGCAGTGTAAACACCGAAGCTACGGCGGTCGCATGCTCGATGCGGATCATGGAATTCTTGATAACGAACGAGTCGTCCGGGCCCGCTACGGGCGAGAACCGTTGGGCTGCACCGACGCACTCGCCGCCCGTGTGCGAAGTCGCAGCAGGCGTGAACGTCGCAGAAAGAATCTTACAAGCGGGCATCGGAGCCTCCAAAAGAGAAAGGAGGGCCGGGTGTTACCCCGGCCCTAGTTCGCGCCCACTACTGGACGCCGTAGAAGACCACCGTGTCCGCTGCCGTAAGACGGGCAAGGAACAGGCCGAACTTCGTCGCGGCAACCGCGGCGGTACCCAGGATGGTGACGCCAGAAGCGCCAGCCGTCAGGGTCTTTGCATCGCCCGCGTCGTTGTTCATGATGCCGAGCCAGAAGGTGTCCCCGACCTTGGGGTCTTTCAGGCCAGCCCAGATCGCCCCGCCGGTCGGCGTGGTGATGGCAACCGCAGCGCCACCATCAGCGATGGTGCAGATGCAGTTGACAGTCTCGGCGACAGTCAGAGTGTCCGCGGCGGTGTCAAGCACAGCCGTGGTCATTTCCCGGTCAAGCAAGCGCTCGACCGCCTCGTTGGTGCTCTTGTATACAGTCGTTGCAATTACAGACATGTCATTCTCCCAATAGTTAAGGTTTCACTTTGCTCAGGAGGTCGAGCAGGAGCATCAACCCCTGAGCACGGCCCTGTGCCTTTTGAAGCTCCGAAACTGGAGCCTGTAGCATTTCCGTCTTTTTCTCCTCGAAGTAGGCGGCAAGCTCTGCCAGAAACGCCTTCCATTCCTGGGGGGCGGCCCCGGCAAGAGTTGCCACCTTCTTCGGGAGATCAGACATTAGTCAGCCATCGTGCAGACGGTTGCCGACTGGACGTGACCCAGCACGTGCCAATTAGTGCCGTTGCAGACGAACTTAAGCGTGTACGCGCCCGGCGTAACGAGCGTGAACACGTCGTTACTGTCGCCATCCGAATACACAGCCGTAGTCGCGTCAGCCTGAGTATCGTGGAACGTCACGTTTCCGATGTAGAAACCAGCGGTCGGCACGAAGATGTGGTTCTGAGCATCAGCAGCAGCACCACCGTAAGAAAACTCGTACGTCAGGCCAGCCGCGGCTGCCGGAAGCGTAATCGTGATGTTGGAAGTCACGTCAGGGACGACGTGCAGCCTGCCAGAATCACGCGCCAGAACCGCGTAAGCCGTCCCAACGGCGATGGCCACAGGGGACGGGTCGATGAGCTTCTTGACCTCTTTTTCAAGGTCTTCGTTGTCGATTTTCAGTTTGCGTGTCATTGAAATTCTCCCCTACGCGCGTGCGCGAGTTACTGCTTCTTCGAGGGCTTGGAGCCCGACTTGCCGAACATCTTGCCCGACCCGCCCAGCTTGCCCGGCCACTTTGCGCCGCCGCCCGCGTGGGAGGTCATGCCGGACTTCTGCTTGACGGCAGACTGCTTACCGAACATGCCCTTGGAGCCGCCCTTGGCGAACTCTTTGCTCTTGCTAGACATCTGCTTATTCTTAGCCATTTCAGTCTCCTTATCCGGCTCCGCCGGTTAATCGTTGACGTGGTCCAGTATCCTGGGTCGGCCCCTTGGACTGGTCGCCCTGTGCCTGTCCCCCTGCCGCAGCCATTTGCGCCTGTTGCGCTGCTTGCTGCTGCTCCATTTGATTGAGCTTCTCTTCCGAAGGCACAATCTCCTCGCCCGGCAGGCCAATAGTTTGGGACACAGAGCGGAGGATGGCGGCGCGACCCTTCGGCCCGACGATCTGGGCGTCGATGGGGTTCGCGGTAATCTGAAGGAACTCGAGCTGGCGAGCGCGTTGCGTCTCCCGCTGGACCGCAACATTGACGCCCATGACCTGGACCGTCTCGTCGCCCTGGAGGGCACCGGTGGTGTCCGTCAGCATGAGCATGTCAAAGAGCCCCATGAGGAGCGGGTAGAGCACGTCGCGGTCGATGTTGGCCGCGACGGTCTGAAGAATCTTGCTGGCGTTGCCCATGAGCATGGCAAGGCCAGCCGCTGTCCTACCAGCGCCGCCCGAGGCACCCGATCCCGTCTGATATTTCGGGATGGCGGAGAGCTCGTCGGCGATGTTGTTGAATTCTTTGTAAACGTTAAGCAGCTCACCCGCGTACGAGTTGGGCTGGAAGAAGCTCACGGGCACCTGGGAGTTGTTCCCCATGGGGTCCGTGGTCATGTGCCACCGCTTCCACGGGTACAGCTGCTCGCCGTCCTCGCCCGGTGCCAGGCGGTCGTCGTTGATGACGACCTGCGGTCCCGACGCGATGCTGAGGTTGTTCACCAGAGCACGCATGGTCGCGTTGGCAACGTCTTGGATGTCGGCGAGAATGTCTGGAAGGGCGTTACCCACGGGGGTACCGGGCACCTTCTCGAAACTGGTAATGAAATAAGGGTGCCGCTTGCGCGGGCTCGGGGAGAACTGCACCTTGATGATGTGGCGGCCGATCAGCCACGCCTGCACGGCGTAGTCACGCAGCTCGTCCGGGATCTCGTCGGCCGACATACCGTACTCGAGCAGCACGCGCCCCTGCACGCAGCCGGTGTACTCGAGGCAGGTTATAAGACCGCTAGTATTAAGGCGCGGATTTTCGCGGCTCTCTTGCTGAGCGCGTTCCGTATCAGTCGAATCCCAGTCGTCAACAAGGCCACCACGACCATACTCATCAAGTACCGCTCGGATGGCGTCATGGTCATACCCTGGGAGGTCGAGGAGGTCGTTCAGGTCGGTGCGGGTCAGTCGCGTCCGTTCAATGACGGCAGCGTCTTCGATGTCATTGACCCCCGGGGTCCACCATAGATCAAATGGGGATACCCGGTTCCAGAAGAGCTTAGGCTTCTGCTCAATTTGTGCGGTTCCGGTCGCCCAGCTAACAGTTGGGACGATACGGACAACGGGGCCCTTGATGCAGGCAAATGGGAAAAGAGGTAGGTCGACGAGGAACTCAGCAAGCGCTTTGTAAAAGCCGCCATCATCGAGAAGCTCCTCAATCATATCCTCGGCGCGCTCGGCGCGCTTCTCAGCTTCTTTCTTCGCAGCCTGCCGCGCAGCTTCCATGAGCTGGTTCGTGCGGTCACGGATGGCGCTGGGGTCGATGGGCTGGCCCACCTGGGAAAGCGTGGCGAGCTCGGCTTGGATCAGCTGGCCGATGCTGGCGACAAGTTCCTGCGGAACGTCGGGATCGGCAGGGGCTTGAATACCCCACGGCCTGTCGGGGGTAAGATAAACGTCGCGTAGGAGCGAGCTGGCTCCGCGGCACTTCATGGCGATCAGGCGGGCGTACACTTCAGAGCCGCCAAACTTCTTGATCTCGGCAAGCTTAGTGGGGTCGTACTTCCCGTTGAACGTACGCAGCGCGTCTAGGAGCCGCTGGTCCCACCCGGCCATCGCGTCGTTGCGGTGGTTCTGGAAGGTCGAGAACTCCCGACGAATAAATCCGGCCAGGTTTGACTCAACAACGTCGTCAAGCTTAGCGGCCTCCTCAGCGTCCACGCGCGACTTATCCGCCGCCTTGATGGATTGCTCCAACTGGGCTGGCGGCACAACGCGCAATACGCCTGCCTGTGGAAGAGCCTGGACCATTGACATGGTTGTACAGTATAAGGCAACTAGGATGCAATAATTTGTTGGTTGCAGTAAGGTAACATGACGCTACCCACGGCGCTTACACATCACAGGGACGAGCTTTTACTGATCAAACTCGCAAGAGAGATTGCGTTTGATCAT